TGTGATGACTGACACGTCAATCGTTCTCGCATTTGACAAGAAGATGGCCGATTCACGGAAGACCTGGCTCCTTGACAGCACAGCCAAGGAGGCTTCGGAACTTGAGGTTCCCTATGGGAATGTGAAGCAACTTGACATCACAGACTTTGTTCACAAGGATCTAGTGAACTTCAGTCTCGCAGACCTGAAGCGATCAATCGCCCACGTGGCTGATGGTCTCAAACCCTCACAGCGGAAGGTTATGTATTCCTGTTTTCAGAAGAACCTCAAGGATGAGATGAAGGTGGCACAATTGGCAGCCTATGTGGCTGAAAAGAGTGCCTACCACCACGGTGAAGTCTCCCTCGCAGATACAATCGTCAAGTTGGCGAATGATTACACAGGGTCCAATAACATCAACCTCCTTGAACCATGTGGTCAGTTTGGAACTAGACTGATGGGTGGGAAGGATGCATCTCAAACGAGATATATCTTTACCAAGTTGACCAAGGAGGCCCGAAAACTCTTCGATCCCAAGGATGATGCAATTCTCAACTACCTTGACGACGATGGACGCCCCATCGAACCAGACTTTTACATGCCCACCTTACCTATGGTTCTGGTGAATGGTACAGAGGGCATCGGTACGGGTTTCAGTTGTTACGTACCTCCCTTCAATCCCGAAGATATCAAGGAGAACATCAAGAGAACTTTGGGGGGTGAAGACCTAATCGAAATGAAACCGTGGTTTAGGGGTTTCAAGGGACGGGTCTACAAAGATGACACCGGTCTATGGATCACAGAGGGTATCTACAGGGACACTGGTTCCAGACTCAAAGTCACAGAGCTCCCACCTGGGAGGTGGACCCAAGACTACAAGGAGTACCTGGACACACTTGTGGAAAAGAAGGTGATCAACGGCTACACGAACAACAGCACCACGGAGGATGTGGATTTTGAGATTTTTGGCTACACCGGGAAGGACTTGGTGAAAGACCTCAAAATGAAGAAGACATTCCACACATCGAACATGCACCTCTTCCACCCAACTCGGGGCATCCACAAGTATGCGAATGCTGAAGAGATTCTCCGGGACTTTGTGGAACTCCGATTGGAACACTACAAGAAGCGAAAGGCACACCTTGTAGATGTGTTACAGAAGAGGGCTGTGATGTGTGGTCACCGCGCCAAGTTTGTCTCCATGGTCATAGAGGGGGACCTGGTGGTCTTCAAGAAGAAGAAAAAGGACCTCGAGGCCGAAATGTCCCAGACATTCCCGAAAATTGAGGGAAATTACGACTATCTCCTCAACATCAAAACGGTGCAGTACACAGAAGAGTCTGTGGAATCCCTAATCAAAGAGGCTAAGCAGGCTAACGAAGAGTTGGAACGTATAATGAAAATGAGTCACCTCACAATGTGGAAAATGGATATTAAAAATATGTAAATACTAGTAAGTATGGGTGAAGCCGCTGAGATTTCCCTAAAAGCTATTGGAAAGCAGGATACATTTCTACTTTCCAATGACCCAGAACAATCTTTCTTTAACTACGAAGCCCCACAAAGACATTCTGAATTTAGAAAGTATCATAGAAACCACAATGTTATAAACCCTGGTCAAGTTCCCAAATGGCCATTTGCTCAAAGTATCAAGGTTCAATTTAATCCCACCAACATGGGAGACCTCTTGAGTAACATGTGGTTGCGTATAAACATGCCTGGTTTAACAAATGGTAATTACGCCGATCAACTTGGTCGTCACATTCTCAAGAGTGTCACAATGTTTGTCGATGACTTAGAAGTTGAAAAGATTCATGATGATTGGGGAGTCATATATGATGAGTTATATTTAGAAATGTCTGAAAAGGTAGCAAATAGATTTCTTGTTAATAGAAGCATCGGATATGATGATTCTACACTAAATAGCAGTATATCCCAATATAAATCTGAATTGGTTATACCTCTACACTTTTTCTTTTCGAGGAAGTATGCGAGTGATGAATATTCTTCGAATAAACCAAATCGTCCTTATTTCCCTTTATGTGCCGTATACCGTCAAAAGATTGAATTTGAATTCGTATTCCATAGACAAGAATTTTTTACTGAAACTACAGACAATCTCCAGTTACCATCCTTCAACATAATAACAGAAGAAATCACGGTAAGTCCAGAAGAACGAAAATATCTAGCCAATGAAAGGCAGACGTTGATTACAGATCTGGTAAGAAAACACCCGACAGTGGTGAGTGATTTTAATACAAATGTTATCAATAACAATCTCGTTCCCGATATTCCCGTAAAATGTATCCATTGGTTTCTAAGGAATACAGATTTCGAAGATGACAGTCAACCAAAGGGTAATGAAACAAATAGCGAAACATATTATTCACAAAACCGTTTTAATTTCTCATCCAATGTCAATTTCGATGAGACTCAAACATTCTTCTACCCCATTCTAGAAAGTGCGAGCTTTTTCATCAATGGAAGTAAGCTACCAAATATCACGAAAACGAATCACAATTATTTCAAGTACCTCATCCCATACAAACATAGACTGGCGAGACCTTATAGAAATATTTACACCTACAGTTTCTCGATGAATCCGATAAATGTGGAACCATCGGGGAACTTGGACTTTAGTCAAATACAGTCAGATAAAACATCCATAGAAGTCATACTTGATACTTCTCCGGGATCTCTAGTAAATATAGCTACAAAAACGTATGCATTACATATGTACTATACTGGATATCAAACATTTGTATTTGAAAATGGGTTCATGTCGATTGCTTATTAAATAAGGAGATACGATGATCGCTAATGTAGTCTATAATATTATTCTTGATACACCATTTGATGAAATTCAACTGCGCCAATGTTGTCTGGATTTCATGAGATGTCCCTGGTATGATGTACCCAAACTTTTGAGATCTACAAAATGGATCAAAAAGTTTTTTACTGTACCCATCTAAGCTGGATTTATATGCGCAATGTACTGTGAAAAATTTACCATCCTTGGTGGTGTAGGAGATGTTATTTTTTTTTGAATAGTTTGTAATAAACCATTCTAGATTTCTTAAAGATATACCCGCCGTTTTATCAAGTATGTTTAATAGTTTAGTTCTATTCTTTTCGTCGTTGTAAAAATTATTTATTGAAGATAGTAGAATGTCGGATTTACTCATTACATAATATGGAATCCAAATCTATAAGCCCTTTAGATTTCACACACTCTGGACAATCTTTCGAGAACATTATTTCAGCCCCGTGTGTATGCTTATTTAAACTTGGTAAGTTTCTCTGTTGTATTTTTTTACCCTGATGCTGGTGATGTTTACAGTATCCATCATATTGACCATTGAATGTACATCTCTGTCCATTAGACTTGGCACCCTTACATGTTGTGATGGAAAATGATTGTGGTGCATCCCTCAAAAGGATTTCCATTGGGATGGCATGTTTTTTTGAAATAATTGTAAAAGTTTCATTTATAGCCAAGTTCACGCGCTCCTGAATTTCCGCTTCGACAAATGCGTTAAGACGTTCCTGCCAACTCATTCTTTGTAATAGATTGCTCGTATTTTTTAAATAGGTCATCAACACTTTCATCCTTCTTTAACCTACTCTGCTTGATTCTATCTTTCAATTCTGACACCTTGCCAGTTTCGTCTAAACCAAGCTTTCTACACTCTTCAATGAGCTGATCCTTTTTCATCGTGCTGAGAGCGGGTTCAGATTTCTTTTTCGGGGGTTTATGTTTATCGATAATCTCACCGAATATCTCACGCTTTGTGTTTTCAAACAATGGTTCTAAAAGATCGCATACCGGATTCAAAAACTTGTTTTCAAAGTAGTAATGATAGTCTACAGGAATGTTATTCTCTTCAACATATTTAGGATCTTCTGACTTTTCAAATGCCTTAGCCTTCGGGTCCCCAGTTTTAGTGAGTAAATATGGAACACGATCTCCCGACTGAGGTTCAGAGCCCGGTTTTCGTTCACGCATTTTTACAACCACCTGGACATGGGCCTGATTAATCCCCACACTTTCATCGCTGTTAATTGATACACCCTTTCCATTGACTTTGTATGAATCCGAAAGACTTTGACTGAGTATAAGTTTTTCATTTGGAACATCACCAGATAGAAGTTCTATAGCTCTTTCTCGAGCCAACTCCGTTGGTGGACCAGGGTCGCTCGATGTGAGGACTACATCCAACAATTCCTTGCAGACCTCGCGGACATGGGGTGTGTTGTCGCGGCGGACAACCTGGAGACCCTTGATGTCTATGTAATCCATATGCATTTGATCATCCTTCCCCTTCGTCCACAACTTGGCGGCGTATCGCTTTTTAGAGTACAAAAAGTAAGGCCAGTATACCTTCTCAAGCTCCAAGTTGTTCGGCTTTTTGAATAGGGCGCTACACTCCTCTGCAGCACGTTCCCCAATTTCCCAACTATATTCAACAGCCTCCACACCCTTCCTGTCACCAACATCGAACTCGACCATGACTGAATCCGTGTCACCATACCTCACCTTTGCGCCCGGGAAGTTCTTCTCGACGTAGGTTTTCGTCTCTTCAATCATCATTCGACCCTTACACGTTGTCGTAGAGGCAATCGGAACACATGGAAGAATACCCTTCCCAGCCCCAGTGAAACCGTACACAGAGTTCATAGAAATTTTATATGCCAACTGCTTACCATTGTAAACTTCTTTCATGGAACCCGTAGCCGCAGCCATGTCTTTCTTAGCCTTTTTACGAAACTGTTTGAGTTCCAGTAAAACACTTGGTAAAAGACTTGGAACGTCTTGAGCAAACTTGTATTTCCGATCACCGATTTCAAAGGTTTCGTAGGTGATTCCGGGAATGGCACCATATCTCTTCTCATCCATGACGTACGATGAATAACATAGGTTGTGGGCCATCATGATAGACGGGTACAGAGCCTCAAAATCTAGGGCTGTAATTGGTGTGTAGTACGCACCCTTCTGAGCGTCGAGAACAGTCGCACCCTCGTATGGTTCTTCCGGTAAAGCACCGTACCTAATTGTTGGTACTTTAAAATTCAGCTCACGAGCCTTTTTCGTGAGCTGGCTGAAGACCTTGATCTGCTGCCCCCGTTCTACGAGAAAGCAGAGAGGAACCCACGTAGCCTTCGCCATTTCCAGAAGATTCAATAACGTGCACATCTTCTTCAGTAACTTGTGTGGGAGTAGGGTATCCTTGATACAGTACTCGGCAACTTCGCCAAGTTTTTTTGGGTCACCCTCCTTATAACGCATAAACATCTCCTTTGGGGACATGTCAATTTTTTGGTCGCCGAGATATATCTTTGATACGTTATTGAGACTGTAA